CTGTTCAGGTGACTAGGCTTGACGTTGACCCAGCCATTGACCAACAGAACCGCATATTTTTCCGGCGCTCGTTTCAGACTGCAACAGCAATGCCGACCAGCGGTGCTTGGCGCAGCGGCGACACGGTTTTTGCGGACAGCGCGTCTATCCTTGGGTCGTCGCCTAACCGTTACACACTTCTTGGTTGGCGGCGCGTTACGACAGGAAGCAACCATGTACTCAACACAGATTGGGTCGAAATGCGCGCTCCAATTGAGTAAGGATTACACGCCATGAGTTTGACTAAAATAACTTACTCAATGATTGAAGGCGCGCCTGTCAATATGATGGATTATGTCGCTGTTGGCGAGGGCATGACTCGCTTCGTTTTGCTAGACCGTACACACTAAGGACCTAACTCATGCCCACTAACCTGACCGGATCGACGATCAACAGTACGTATGATCAGTTGTTGCATATCGACGCTGGTCCGACTGCGACTGAGAAAACGGTCTATAGCGGCACGGGCGTGGCCACGGCCCTGAAGGTCGGCACTGTCTCGGTCTCGGTCGATAACATCCAGTTCAACAACAACACGATCACCACGCTCGACAGCGGGAACCTGATCTTGTCCCCCGGCGGGACGGCCTCAGTAGCTATCGCAAGGGCTGCCATCACCGGTGGCACGATCTCAGGCATCACTGACCTTGCTATCGCTGATGGTGGCACAGGTGCCTCGGATGCGACAACGGCCCGGTCGAACCTCGGTCTTGGTACCATCGCCACGCAGAACTCGAACAACGTCTCCATCACGGGCGGCGCGATCTCGGGTGTGACCTTCACCGGTTCGTTCTCGGGGGTCACGTCTATTGAGTCTGGCACATTCGCTACCAGCGCCGCAGCCGCAGGATGTAACCTGAACGGCAACACGCTTGCTGCTGATGGGACCGACACAAACATCGACATCAACATTACCCCGAAAGGGACCGGTGAAGTCAACGTCACTAACATCGACATCCTAAGCGGTAAGGTTCCGTTCAGCACAATCACCAACCGTGCGTATGCTTCATTCTCGGATATCACCGATCAGACGGGTAGCACAACTGTCCCAGCCGCTGTGAAGTTCGGCACGACCGAGATCGCGGGCGCAGGTATCACGATGGTTACGGACGGCACTAACCTCACTCGCCTGACGTTTGCTGCGGCGGGTACATATGCCCTGACGCCAAACCTGCAACTGATCAACACAGACACTAACGACCACGACGTAACGATTTGGTTTGCGTTGAACGGCACAAATATTACCCGGTCGGCGACAAAGATGACCGTGCCGAAGGCTTCCGATGGCGGTAACGCATTCTTCCAAATCTCGTTCTACGTAACCGTGACAGCAGGACAATATGTCCAAGTCTATTGGCTTCCGGAGAACACCGCAGTCACGCTTGATCACACTGCTGCGGTCGTTGGGCCTCCGGCAATCCCCGCTATTCCGTCGGCAATCATGTCAGTAGAAAGGATCGCCTAATGAACCGTCGTCCCCAAGAACCCGGGGCCAAGCGCCCGGCCCCGCTGCTGTCGCAGAACCCGGCTGCCACACGCCTCAAGGCTGCTGCGAAGAAGCCGAAGAAGCCCGCTGAGACCGAAGCGCAGCGCTACCGCCGCATGATGGGGTCTGAGGCAGACATCGTGGCCCGGGCCAATCGCTCGCAGGCAGAGGAAGTCCGCAGCGAAGGTAAGCTCATCAGCCGCACCGGCACGGGGTACGGCAGCTACAGGAACAAGTGAGATGGTCAAGCGGGTCACCAAAGGGTCGATGCCCTGTAACTCTCCGAGGGCTACGCCTTCCCACCCGAAGAAGTCGCATGTCGTTAAGGCGTGCAGCGGCGGGAAAGAGAAGGTGATCCGCTTCGGCGAGCAGGGAGCCAAGACTGCCGGTAAGCCCAAAGCTGGCGAGTCCGAGGCGATGAAGAAGAAGCGTGCGAGCTTCAAGGCCCGCCACGCCTCCAACATCTCCAAGGGTAAGATGAGCGCAGCCTACTGGGCAGACAAGGTGAAGTGGTAATGGCCAGCCCCAAACCAACCAACCCGTCGCTCTGGTCCAAGGTCAAGGCGCAGGCCAAGACGAAGTTCGATGTGTACCCCAGTGCCTACGCCAATGCGTGGGCGGCGAAGGAATACAAGAAGCGCGGCGGCGGTTGGAAGGGGCCGGATAACCGGGTGAAGAAATGAGCAAGGGCGGTCTCGGCAAATGGTTCGGCGAGAAGTGGGTCGATGTGAAGACCGGTAAGCCCTGTGGGCGATCCGGCTCTGAGAAGTCTACCCGCAAGTACCCGGCCTGTCGCCCCGAGGTTGCTGCCAAGAAACTCACCGCGTCCGAGCGCAGGACCATGGCTGCGAAGAAGACCGGTCCTGCGCGCAAGTCGTGGCCTGTCTCACCGTCTGGCAAAAGGAAGAAGTGACATGCCGCTGACCACCAAGGGCAAGAAGATCAAAGCCGCCATGCAGAAGCAGTATGGCAAGAAGCGCGGAGAACAGGTATTCTACGCGTCCGAGAACAAGGGCACGATCAAAGGCGTGGCCAAGAAGGGAAAGAAGAAATGAGCAAGCTGTTCATCCGCGTCAAGAAAGATGGGTTCATCTACGAGTACAACGAGTACCTTGCCAAGAACCAGTCCTGCGAAGTGATCACCGAACAGGAAGCCTTCCCCGAGCGTTTCATCACGCCGGAAGTAGAGGCGAAGATCGAAGAGATCACCGCACCCAAGCGTGGACGTAAGCCGCGCAAGAAGCTCGACGTCTCTACTGACATCCCCGAAGAACCAGTGTATACCGATCCCGAACTGGCTATCGAAGCTGCACAAGGTTGGCCTGAGTGACACCTACGGATATCATCACTGAGGCACGAGTTCTGGTTCAGGACACGCGTACGCCATACCGCTACAGCGACACCCTCATGCTTGGTTGGGTGAACCAGACGCTGAAGCGGATGGCCGTATTGCGCCCTGACCTGTTCTCGTTCATTGGTGATATCCCCACGACCGCCAACACGGTCCTACAAAGCTGCCCGTCCGACTCACTGCGTCTGGTGGAAATCTTTCAGATCAAGAACGGCGATGCAGTCACAGAGGTGAACCGGGATGTACTCGACCAGATGTATCCCAATTGGGTAAACGAAGCGGCAGGGACACCGGTCAACTTCATGCGCCATGTGCGCAGCCCCAACAAGTTCTTCCTCTACCCGCGCCCTACCACTGACATCGTGCTTGTCGGTGAGTATGCTCAGGTCCCGCCGACCTACACAATCAACCAGACTATCGCATCGCTGCCGGACGCATACCTCCCCGTCGCAGTCGATGGTGTGGTGTTCCTCGCTGAGTCGGTGGACAACGAGCACGTCAACTCCGGACGGGCCAAGCTCTTCCAAGACTCGTTCAACCAAACTCTGGCAGCCGGTCTTCAGGTGCGCAACATTACGGACACTGAGGAAGGCGGGATGGACCCGAGGCAGGTGATCTGATGGCTGACCGTACTTTCGCCTCTCTCGTCCCCAAGGTTAATCCGAGTGTTCCGGGGTGCCCGACGCAGACGATCATCCAATACATCAAGGACGCAGCGATCCGCACTTGCGAGCGTACCCTCGCGTGGCGCTATCAGGTGCCGCTGTTCGACCTGCTGCCGGGTGTCCATGAGTACGCCTACAACAAGCCGGTCAACGCGGATACCCATGCGGTCTTTGCCGCTATCGTCAATGGCAGCCACCTTGAGAAGCTGACGCTCGATGATGCGCTGCGGCTCTACCCGCACTGGGCTGACCTCTATTCCGGACAAGACCCTTCTGTCCTGTGGAGCGAAACCTCTCCGGGTAGCTACAACAGCTATGAGTACAACGGCTCGCTGTTCAACGATGGCGAGCCGTTTGTGCTACCGGAATCCATTGTGGCCGATGCCAGCACGCCGCGTTCGATCTGTCAGGTGACACCCGACAAGTATATCATCCTCCCGCTGCCGGATGCCAACGAGACGTACACGATGCGTATGTTCTTGGCGCTCAAGCCCAAGCGTAACGCGACAGCGATGGACGAGGTTATCTTCGATGATCTCGAAGAGGTGATCATGCACGGTGCACTCCAGCATCTGCTGGTGCTCCCCAACAGTCATTGG